TTGACAATGCCAACTTCTATAATCAAGAGTTGATAGATGTTCCTGGTGTAACTCTTCTTGAAAATAAGTCTGATCGTCAATCATCCTACTGGATATACACGATGAAAGTTGAAAGGCAGCAAGACTTCATGAACAAGATGAAGGAATGTAGTATTATGGTAAGTAGGGTTCATGAACGAAACGATATTCATTCATGTATGTCTGAATTTAAAACGGATCTTCCTAACCTAGATAAATTGGTAAAAGAAATGATTTGTATTCCTGTTGGATGGTGGGTGACACCAGAGGACAGACAATATATCGTAGATTGTATTAAGGATGGTTGGTGATGGAATTGGGCAAAAAGTTTTCTTTTGATAAGGAGAAGTATAAGTTTCGATTTGAAATTGAAGAGATGTTCCAGAGTTATAATCTAGAATATGTTCACGAGTGGGAAGATTGTAATTTTAAAAAACTTACGTTCGATACAGATCAACGCACAAAATTGCACAAAAGATTCTATAGTAAAGTAAGGGAATCTAATTTTTTAAATGTGTACACTAAATTTTTAGAAGAAAAAATTCTACTCCTTTTTAAAGAAGATATTTTATACCAAAAGATACCAACTTTTAGAGCACAAGTCCCCAATAACATTTCTGTGGCAGAGTTTCATAAGGATAAATCCTATAGTCATAGTCCTTATGAAGTCAATATATTTTTACCGATCACACCAGCAAAGGATAGTTCTACCATTTGGGTAGAATCAAAAGAGGATCTGGGTGATTACAAACCCATGAATGCTGAATATGGAGAGTATTACATTTGGAATGGATCTAATTTGAAACATGGTAATAAAATTAATACCACGGGGATGACTAGATTTAGTGTTGATTTTAGAATCCTCCCATATAATCTTTATCGGGAAGATGATATTAAAGAAACTGTTACAACAAAAACTAAACTAAAACTTGGAAGTTATTTTGAATTAATGAGGTACAACAATGACTGAAGCTCCAGATTACGTGAACATACGATATCCAGCAAGGTTCCTGGATCAGTATAAAATTGATGGATGTATTAATATTGACACTGAACCTTTTTTTGAAAGGCAAGAATGCTATCCAAAATTTCAGGAGCATCTAGTTGATTTTAAAAATCTTCTGATTGATCTTGTGGATAGAGGAGAGAGTAAAACTTTTTACAAGTTTGGTGATGGTGACTATTGGTTCCTGAAAGGAATTCCATCTGGAAGTGCAACGCCTGGAAGAAGAGCTCTTGCCAAATCTTACAGTGAAATTAATCATCCGCAGTTTGTTGATGGTTCTAAACTTTGTGATTACTATACCTGTGAGATCTATACACATAATAGACAATTCTTCAGGGAAGTGATTCCCAATCAAAAGATTCATTATCCTGCTGAGTATGGTTATGCTTTGATTGCAAACAAATGGTTCTTTGAAACATTTGCTGGAAAAATTGGACTCATGGGCGCAAGCACCAAAATGAATTTGGTAAGTGAATTGATGGGTGCAGAGCAATACCAAGAGTATCTTGGTCTAGAGAAATTTGAAGATTATATCTCTCTACCACAGAAGTTTGCATGTGATGATTTGGATGCAACTGAGGCAATGGTTGGAGAACAACTTGAAAAATCAAGTTCAAAGATTTTTCTGATGGGAATGGGGCACGTCAAGTCTGGTCTTATACATAGATTGAAGAAATACACAGACGCTGTATTCCTTGATGTAGGTGCTGGAATTGATGCAATTGCTGGTATAATTGATATAGGACGACCTTATTTTGGTGACTGGACCAATTATCAAATTGATGAGAAGGATCTATATGAAAATGTAGATTATCTTGGATATGAAGCCCTAGGAAAACATATTTTACTAGAAAGAAATCTATGAAACCTCCAAGTAAACATTGTGTAGAAGTAACAACAAAAATTGGTTGTTCCAATGTTTGTGAGTATTGTCCACAGTCTACATTAATTAGTAGATATCGAGAGAGGATAGGGAAAGAAGAGGACACAATGATGTCTTTAGAAACCTTTAAAAAATGCATCAGTACGATGCCCAAGGATAAAATCAGTTTAAACTTTACTGGATATGTTGAACCTTTTTTAAATCCTGAGTGTGCTGACATGCTAATCCACACTCATGAGATGGGGTTTGATCTACTAGTCAATACTACTCTGATGGGTTTGACGAAAGAGCAATGGGATAAAATGAGTGAGATTCCATATGATTGTAATGTTCACTTACCATCCGGATCATACTTTGAGATGATCGGCGTCAAAATTCCAATTCAGTATTATGAAGAAGGTGGTAAAAAGTATCCAGAGTTGACTGATGAATATTATGATATGTTAAACTATATCCTAGAGAATCCTAATAAATGGTCAATCAATTTTCATTGTCATGGTGATCTTCATCCCTTGCTTAATGACCTTGCTAGGCATTATAATGTTGGTGTCAGAGATATTAACAGTAGGGCTATGAATTTGCTTTTGGAAAAGACTCAGAAAGTCCCTCCCGAACAAAATATTCGAGGAAAATGTCCAAGAGTATATCAAAATGTTTTATTACCAGATGGATCTCTTGCCTTGTGCTGTCAGGACTATGGTTTAGATGAGATTATGGGAAATCTCTTAGAAAATACCTGGGATGAATATATTAATTCTGAACATGTTCAAGATATTAGAGCGAATGGTGCTGACCTTTGTGATTACTGTGAGGAAGAAATTGATTATAGGGGTGAAGAAAAGTGGGCTGAGTGGAGAAAACCACAACAAATTAGATAAACTATAGGTATCGTTATGAAAGTAGCAATTGTTGGACCAGGTATTATGCCCATCCCTCCTACAGGATGGGGTGCTGTTGAGATTCTTATTTGGGATCAAAAACTAGCTCTCGAAAAATTGGGTCATGAAGTATTAATTGTTAATACACCAAACCCAAATGATATTTTAAAAGAGATTGATTCTTTTGATCCTGACTTTGTTCATGTTCAATATGATGATTTTGTTGAATTAGTTCCTCACATTAGATATCCTTGTGCAATTACAAGTCATTTTGGGTACTTGGAACAACCAAATAAATGGGATTATTATGGACCTAGAGTTGCTGAAAAGTTTGAAAAAATAAAACCAAATGTATTCTGTTTGTCTCAAGGTATTAAAGATACTTACAGAAGTATGATGGGATTTAAAGATGAAAATCTTTTCGTTACTCCTAATGGTGTAAATCTTGATTTGTTTAGAAAAACCGAGAAAGCAGAGTATCCGCATAGATCAATCTATCTTGCTAAGATTGATTACCGCAAGAGACAGTATCTGTTCCAAGGAATTGATAGTTTGTGGTTTGCTGGTAATAACTCTGATTCTAGATTTGATGTCAGTAAGAGATGGTTGCAAGAATGGTCTAAAGATAAACTCTATAATGAACTCACTGACTATGGTAATCTAGTTCTTCTAAGTGATGGTGAAGCACATCCTCTAGTATGTCTTGAAGCATTTGCTGCCGGTCTAGGTGTCGTTGTTAGTGAATGGGCAGCAGCTAATCTTGATGTAAGTAAGGATTTTATCACTGTGATTCCTGAGGATAAGATCGCAGATATGGTATTCTTAGAATCTGAAATTGTTAAAAATAGGAAATATTCTGTTGAGAATAGAAAAGAAATTCTAGAGTATGCAAAGACATTTGAATGGTCAAATGTAGTTGAACAGCATTACGTTCCTGCAATGGAGAAAATTATAAACAGAAATAAAGATAAGGTTGCAATATGTTTTATTGGAACTGGTAAGTATATTGATTTTCTTCCAAAGTATTGGGAAAATGTAGAATCTAATTTTTTACCAAATACTGAGAAAGAATTTTTTGTATTTACTGATGGCGAATTAGAAGGGACTCCTGATAATGTAACTGTCGTTCAACAAAAACATCTTGATTGGCCTTATGTTACTTTATTGAGATTTGAAATTATCAACAAGGCAAAGAAAGAACTCTCAGGATTTAGTAGGGTTATCTTTATGGATGCGGATACTTTGGTAGTTGATACTGTCACTGAAGAGGAGTTTCTTTCAGATAAACCTTTGTTCGGTGTACATCATCCATGTCACTTCTTAGGTATGCAACCTCATGATAAGCATCCAGGTGCCTTTGAAACGAATTCTAAATCTAAGGCAGGGATTCTGGATGGTGATGATGTGTCTGTTTACTTCCAGGGATGTCTATGGGGTGGACAAGTTCCCTATGTTCTTGATATGGTTGATGAATTGGAATCTAGAACTCAAAAAGATCTTGATAATGATATCATCGCGCAATGGCACGATGAAAGTCAGATGAATAAATTCTTTGCCGAAAGGAGAGAAGACGTTCATGTACTTCAACCTGAATATGCATACCCAGAAGTATTCAAACAGTCATGCAACTTTGAACCAAAAATTGTTCACCTAGCAAAAGATAATTCGGAGTATCAAGTATAATGATTCAAAGTTTTAGAGTTTTTTTGTGGGGAATAGTTGCTGAACTTGAATATAAACTTTATCCCTGGAAAACTAATACTCCTCCCGACTGGGCTGCTAGTAAATATAATCTTGATATTGATATCAAAGATCCATATGACCAAGATAATATTTACTATGACTGGATAAAAGGTCAGAACGAAAAAATCAATAAAATAGAATCTAATATTATACATCTCTGTAATGAAA